CTCTTCTTCAAGTATTCATCAAGCGCACGTTGGATAACCCACGAGCGGTTGCGATCTTCCTCTTTCATGAATTTCTCCAATCGCTCACGGATACTGTTGGGCAACGAGATATGCAAGTCTGTGAAACCACTCATATCTTCGATGCCCCTCAGATTGCGGCCTCCATTGATGCCCATCGGCAAACACCTCCTACCACTATTGTACGGCGGCTGTCAATGAGTGCCAGTGATAGCCAGTGAAATCCAGTGATAGCCAGTATTCAACTTTGAGAGGCCCATAATCGTCACCAGAGGAGGATCCCATGACACGGAAAGTCGGCGCCCTGATCATACCGGAGCTTCGGATCGCCGTGCCTCTCTATGAGGGCGACGACGCCCAGGAGATCGTGGACGCGCCCTCCTCCGCCGTCCGGTTCCGGCTCGGCGTGCAGGACTGCATCGCGGATCACTGCCACCAGGAGGGTTTCGCCCGCCTGGCCGAGGCCGAACCGGGCCGCACCGTGGCCTGGGTCGTGACGGACGGCGACCTGACCGAGTACAGCTGCGTCCGCAGCCAGATCGGGCGGATCATCTCCGAGGACGGCCGGCACTATCTCCGCGACGCAGCGGGCCTGCCGGTCTACCTGCAAAACAAGGGCGGGCTGTGCATCTACACCTGCACCGGGAAGACCGAGGCGGACAGTACCTACGTCAGGCTGACCTACTGGCAGCCGGAAAGGTCCCTATGAAGATCCTGATCCACGCGGTGCCCTCGCGCATGTGGTACGTCGAGGAGTTCCTGATTCCCATGCTGGAGGAACAGGGCGCGGAGGACGTGCGCGTATGGCTGGATTCCCAGAAGCACGGGAACCTGCGCTCCTGCATGGAGGCCTTCTCCTCCTGCGAGGGCGAGGGCGGCACCTGGCACATCCAGGACGACGTCCTCCCCTGCCGTGACTTTGTGACGCGCTGCAGGGAACTGGACAGCCGCGAGGTGGTCGTGGGCTTCTGCTCCGAGATCTTCGGAGACGATCCCCGGCTCACCGGCACGGTGTACGTCCCCGACATGTGGCACAGCTTCCAGTGCATCAGGATCCCCGACAGCTGGGCGCGCGACTGCGCCCGCTGGGTGCTCTCCCGAGCCTGGGAGATCTCCCCCTCCCCGGAGCTCCCGGGGCTCTGGGAGATGGGCAAGGGCGACGACACCTTCTTCCGCGAGTACATGCAGATCATGCGCGGCACGGGCACGGCCTACAACGCGAAGCCGTGCCTCGTCGAGCACATGGATATCTGGATCGGCGGCAGCGTGACCAGCCAGTGGAGAGACTACTGGGTGCGCGCCGCGCTCTGGGACGACGAGGAGTCCGTAGAGGATCTCCGGCGCCGGATCAGGGCGTACAAAAACAGTTAATAAGCCGGCCGGGCGTAAAACGGCAGCCGCAGGAGACGCGACCTCGTTAAAAGCGCAGCGGAGAAAGGATAACATGAAAAGGACCGACATCACCGACATCTGGCCCGAAGCCACTAAAGAGCAGATCGACCGGATCATGGATCTCAACGGCGCCGATATCAACAAGGCCCGCGGAGACGTGGAAAACCTCCGGGTGCAGCTGAGCAACGCCCAGAACGAGATCGAGCAGCTGAAGCTCCAGCCCGTGGCCCCGGCGGATCAGGACCTCAAAGAGAAGCTCCAGGCAGCGACCAAGGAGCTCGAGGCCCTCAAGGCGTCCAACGCCCTGCGGGATCTCCGCGCGAAGGTCTCCAAGGAGACCGGCGTGCCGGCGGATCTCCTGACGGCGGAAACGGAGGACGCCCTCAAGACCCAGGCCGAGGCGATCAGGGCATACGCCCAGCCCAGAGGCTACCCGAAGGTCCCCGACGGTGGCGAGGTCCGCCCCGGCGGCGCGACCGCGACGCGCGACCAGTTCGCGGACTGGCTCGAACAGAGCCTCAAATAACTGAAAGGAGGACATGAACCATGTCCGGAGTCCCCACCAATCGTACCAACATCACCCTGCCCGCTGACGTCTCCCAGGAGATCATGCAGAAGACGCAGGGCTCCTCCGCCATCATGCGCCTGGCGCAGCAGATCGCTCTGCCCGGCCGCGGCGTGCAGATCCCCGTCATCACCAGCGACCCCGCCGCCGCGTGGGTCGGCGAGACCGAGGCCAAGCCCGTCTCCAATCCCGGCCTGAGCTCCAAGCTCATGCAGGCGTATAAGCTCGCCGTGATCATGCCGTTCTCCAACGAGTTCCGGCGTGACGCCCGCGCCCTGTACGACGCCCTCGTGGCTCGTCTGCCCGCCGCGCTGGCCATGAAATTCGACAACACCGTCATCGGCGGCACCGGCGCTCCCGGCGGCAACTGGGACAGCTTCGCTGCCTGCACCGCGCAGAGCCTGGTGGCTTCCGTGGGCCACACCGCCTACGACGCCCTCGTGGCCGCCTTCGCGGACATCGCCGACAACGGCGGCGCCCTGAACGGCTTCGCCCTGTCTCCCTCCGCTGAGGGCCTGCTGCTGGCCGCCACCGACGGCCAGGGCCGTCCCCTGTTCGTCAACAGCGCCGCCGACGGCGCCATTCCCCGCATCCTGAGCGCCCCCGTGGTCTCCAGCCGCGGCATGTACAAGGCCGGCCAGGCTTCCGCCGGCGGCTCCGATCCCGGCTCCCCCGCCCTCGTCGGCGTGGCCGGTGACTGGACCCAGGCCATGTACGGCACCGTGGAAGGCGTCCAGATCGGCATCAGCGATCAGGCCACTCTGCGCCAGGGCACGACCGTCATCGACCTGTGGCAGCAGAACATGTTCGCCGTGCGCGCCGAGATCGAGATCGGCTTCCGCGCCGACACCAACTGCTTCAACCTGCTCGTCGGAGCGATCCCCGAGTCCTGATGATCAGGCTCGTCAATCCGCTGAACGGCGGCGACACCTGGGTGCATGAGAGCCGGCTCGAGGAGTATCTGGCCAAGGGCTTCAAACTGCCCGCGGCGCCTGAGCCTCCGAAGCCGAAGCGCGGCACCCGCAAAAAGGCCGAGCCCAAGGCCTGACACGAGCGACCCGGTGTCCGTTTCGGACACCGGGATTTTTTGAAAGGAGGGCCGGAAATGCCTGATCCCACCCCTACCACCTACGCGAGCGTGAACGACATCGAGGCCCGCATGCTGCGCGACCTCACCACAGACGAGGAGGCCGTCGCAGGCGTCCTGCTGCAGGACGCAGCCGTGCTCATCGACGCGGCTTCACCGAACGCCTCCGCGGACGCCAAGAAGGTCGTCAGCTGCCGCATGGTGATCCGGGCCCTCGGCGACGGAAACAGCGCAGGCGTCCCACTGGGCGCCACCCAGGGCAGCATGAGCGCCCTCGGGTATACCCAGAGCTGGACCATCGGATCCGGCGGCGGCGCCGGCGAGATCTACCTGAGCAAGACCGACAGGCAGCTACTCGGCACCGGGAACTCCATCGGGAGCTATTCCCCGACGCAGGAGCTGGTCCCGCAGGAGGCGCTCCCATGGTAGGCGAGAGCGTGGTGCTGACCGTAAAGACCCTGAGCGGTTACGACAGCTTCAACAATCCGGTCTACGTCACGAGCACCGAGACGGTGGCCAACGTGCTGATCGGCGAGCCCACCGCGGAGGAGGCCCAGAGCTCCATCGACCTCTACGGCAAGCGCTGCGAGGTCATGATCGGGATCCCCAAGGGCGACACCCATGACTGGGAAGATACGACCCTGACCTTCTGGGGCCGCACCTGGCACACCATCGGGCCGACCATCATGGGCATCGAGGCCAACGTCCCGACGCCCTGGCACCGGAAGATCAGGGCGGCGCGCGATGAGTAAGGACATCACCTTCAAGCTGAATCTGGCCGGGCTCAACGCTCTGATGAAAAGTCCGGAGATGCAGGCCATCGAGGACGGGGCCCTGCAGCAGGTCGCCGCGCAGCTGGGCGAGGGCTTCGAGGTGGAGTCCTCCCACCCGATCGGCTTCGTCGCCATCGGCAGCGTCCGCGCCGTGACCGTGCAGGCACGGCTGCAGCAGAACAGGACCAAAGTGATCGACAAAGCTTTCGGAGGAGTGAGGATATGACCATAGAGGAATACGTCATCAGCTACCTCGCGGAGGAGCTCAACGGCGTGCCGGTGCACGGATCTGTCCCGCACCAGATGCCCGAGCGCTTCGTGACCGTGGAGCTCATCGGATCCTCCCGTCGGAACATGATCCCCTCCGCCCGGCTCTCCGTGGAGAGCTGGGGCGAGAGCCGCGCCGACTCGGCCGTCCTCCACGAGAGCGTGGTGGCGGCCATGCTGGCCATGACGGCCAACCCGGAGATCTCCCACGTGGAGCTCGACACGGGGTACAACAACACCGACATGACGACGGACCGCCCCCGGTATGACGGGACCTTTGACGTCGTCTATCTCTTTTAGGAGGTTTTCAACATGCCTGACACCACCAATGTGACCACCGGCAAGCCGAAAGTGGCCGGTGCGGTCTTCAGGGCGCCGAAGGGCACTCCGCTGCCCACCAGCGCCACGGCTACCCTCAACGGGGCCTTCGTGGATATGGGCTACATCTCGGAGGACGGCGTCACCAACTCCAACAGCCCCACCACCGACAAGATCAAGGAGTGGGGCGGCCAGACCGTGCTGGTCGTGTCCACCGACAAGCCCGACAGCTTCAAGCTGACCTTCCTGGAGTCCCTCAACTACAACGTGCTGGAGGCCGTCTACGGCGCCAACAACGTCGTGCTCAGCGGCTCCACCATCACCGTGAAGGCCAACGCCGACACGCTCGAGGAGAACAGCTACGTCATCGACATGGTCATGACCGGCGGATCCCTCCGCCGCATCGTGATCCCCGCCGGCAGCCTGAGCGCCCTGGGCGACATCGTCTACAAGGCCAACGACGCCGTCGGCTACGAGGTGACCCTCGAGGCCCTGCCCGACAGCTCCGGGAACAACCATTACGAGTATGTCTCCCTGGCGTCCGGGACCGACTTCGCCGTGGCGCTCGACAAGAGCACCCTGAGCGTCGCCCACGGCTCCAGCAGCCAGCTCGTGGCCACCACCACGCCCGCCGGCATGCACGTGATGTGGGGCTCCAGCGCGCCGTCCAAGGCCACCGTCGACCAGGATGGCCTGGTCACCGGCGTCGCCGCCGGCAGCGCCGTCATCACCGCCACCTTCGGCGGCGTGAGCGCGAGCTGCACCGTCACCGTCACCTGATAGGAGGTCTCCATGACTAAAGGCACAACGTCCTCGGGCTTCGAGTTCGAGTACGACGAGCAGCGTCTTGACGACATGCGCTTCGTCGACATCCTGGCCGCGGTGGCCGATGACAAGGAGAGCCTGCTCAAGCGCGTCAGGGGCCTGTCGCAGCTGATCGACATGCTGCTGGGCCCGGAGCTCAAGGAGCAGCTCTACGACCATATCGGCAGCCGGTACGGCGGGCGCGTCCCCAAAGAGGAAGCGGAAGCCGCCTTGACCGAAATCATGGCCGCCGCCGGGAAGGACGCCGAAAAAAACTCCTGACGCTCGCGCTCATGATCGCCGCGGACGAGGGCGCTCTGGCCTGCGACTTCATGGAGACCTACCACATCATGGACTGGAGAGCGCTGCCCGCACGCCGGGCAGCGCTTTTTGCTTATGGTCTCCGGGAGGATTCCCGGATCAAGCTGAAGCTCGCGGGCTCGCCCGCAAAGCTCGAGACCATGCTCCTGGCTATGGCGGTCGACGCGCTCAACACTCTCGTCTGGCAGAACACCCAGGCCGGTCATGAGGGCCGTGATCAGCCCCGGAAAATACTGGCGCTGCTGCGCGGGGATCCGGAGCCTGAGAAGGCCGGATTCGACACCGCGGAGGAGTTCGACGCCTGGCGTAACTCACTACTGACAGCAGGAGGAGATTGATATGCCGGATCTCGGTAACGCATATGTGAATATCGTCCCCAAGGCGCCGGGGATCTCCGGCAAGATCGAGGAGGTCCTCAACGAGGGCGCGCCCGGCGCAGCCAAGGCCGGAGAGGGCTTCGGAAAGAGTCTCCTCGGATCCCTGACCAAGCTCGGGATCGGCGCTGCCGTCGGCAGCATGATCAAGCAGGGCTTCGAGGCTGGAGGCGCGCTGGAGCAGGCCTACGGAGGCCTGGAGACGCTCTACGGCGACGCAGCCGAGGGCGCCAAGGCCTACGCCCAGGCGGCCGCCGCCGCGGGCATCAGCGCCAACAGCTACGCCGAGCAGGCGGTCAGCTTCGGGGCCGGACTCAAGGCGGCATTCGGCGGGGACACCCAGAAGGCCATGGAGGCCGCCAACACGGCGATCCTCGACATGGCCGACAACGCCGCCAAGATGGGCACGCCGCTGGAGAGTATCCAGAACGCCTATCAGGGCTTCGCCAAGGGCAACTACACCATGCTCGACAACCTGAAACTCGGGTACGGCGGCACCAAGCAGGAGATGGAGCGCCTCCTCAAGGACGCGCAGGCGATCTCCGGGGTCGAGTACAATATCGACAACCTGGGCGACGTCTATGACGCGATCCACGTCATCCAGGGCTCGCTGGGCCTCACCGGCGTGGCCGCCAACGAGGCGAAGACCACTCTCACCGGCTCCGCCGCAGCCATGAAGGCCAGCTGGGAGAACCTGATGGCCGCCATGACCACCGGCGAGGGCATGGACGACGCCATGGCCAACCTGACCACGAGCCTCGGGGCCTTCGGCGAGAACGTCGTCCGCATGCTCGGCACCCTCGCCGGGCAGCTGCCGGACCTGATCCTCGGCCTGGCGAACGTGGTGATCGAGAACGCGCCCGACTTCATCGTCGCCGGCGCGGAGCTGATCATCCAGCTCGTCGCGGGCCTGGTGGAGAAGATCCCGGACATAGTGGCGACGATCCCCGACATCTGGGACAGCTTCAAGAAGGCCTGGGACGAGATCGACTGGACCTCGCTCGGCACGTCGCTGATCGAGCTGATCGCCGGCGGCATCACCAGCCTCAACGACTGGATAAAAACGAAATTTAACGACGTCATGACCTCGGTGTTCAACGTGGTCGGCGAGATTAGCTGGTCCACCCTCGGCAAGAACATCGTCAACGGCATCATCTCCGGCCTGTGGGAGGGCGCCACCTGGCTCTACAGGGCCGTGCGCGGCCTGATCAGCAACGCCCTGTGGGCCGGCGAGGACGAGGCGGGCATCAGCTCGCCGTCGCGGCTGTTCGCCGACAACATCGGCCGCTGGATCCCCGCGGGCGTCGCCATGGGCGCCGAGGAGAACATGCAGCCCCTGGACAAGACCATGCGGAGCATGATCGACGGATCCCTGGACAGCGCTGCCCGGTACTCCGCGCCGGCCGCGGCCGCTTCCTCCGGGTCCTCCGACGCGGACCGGATCATCGCCGCGCTACAGCGGATGGAGTTCCGCGCGGACGTTCGCCTCGAGGGAGACGCGCGGGAGATCTTCCGGATGGTAAGGACCACCAACAACGCCATGGCCAGGCAGACGGCCTACAACGCCCTGGGCGGGAGGGTATGACATGAGCGTGATATTCTTCAAGATCGGCAACACGGACTACACCGGCTATGTCGACGTGCAGAATTTCCTGGTCAACAAAGAGGAGATCTTCACCTCCTGGACAGACATCAACGGCCTGGAGCACCGCGACCACGTCCGGACGAAGGTCTCCGGGCGCTTCGTGCTCGGCTTCAGAGACTCCACCACCTTCGCCTCGGTCGTCTCCGATATCAGCACGGCGCTCTCGACCAACGGATACACGAGCTGCCAGGTTTACTGCAACAACACCGGCAGCACCGAAACGATCGACGCCTATCTGACGCTGACCGGCAACGGGAAATACGACTTCACCAACACACGGCAGTGGCAGACGCTCGAGATCGAGATCGTCGAGAGGTGACGCCATGATCAAAGTAGATGACCGGATCAAAAACCTTGTCGCCAAATACGGGGTCCGTCGCAATTTCCGCGTTATCTTCCCGAACGGAGAGAGGGCTGACCTGACAAACAAGGACATCATACAGGACAGCGTGGAGCTGGTGGAGTCTGTCTGCTCAGAGACCGTTTTCCGTTTTGGCTGCTGTGAGCGCAGCATGATCTCATTTGAGTGCATGGGCGTAGAGAACATTCAGGGTTGTCAGATCCGCTGCGGGCTGGAGATCGACACGTCCAGCCTGAGCGCCAATGATATCCTATGGCTCCAGTCTATGATCAGCCTCGGAAGGGATGACGGGGAGCTGGTCCTTGCAGCAGATTCCGATATCGGTTACGGGTATTATCGGATACCTTACGGAAAATTCTGGGTGGAGAGCTGCCCACGGGATCATTCCGACCGGAAGCGCCGCAGGGTCACGGCGTACAGCGCCGACATCAACAAGATCTCTCCGGTGGAGCGCGTCCGGCTGGCTACATATTCGCCCGGTTATGATTATTACACGGCCAAGCCCTATTATCTGGCCGCAGTAAATGCCGGTTACCTTTTGCCAGACCTGTATGATGCTTGGAGTTTCAACCAGAACAAGGGAACAAACTTTAACTACTACACATGGGCGCAGATCCAGGCCGCCGCAGCCTCGGACTCTGCAACTTTCAGCGTCACGGAAGACGGACATACATATTCTGTCACCATTTCCGGCACATATTCACTTGAGGATTACTCGGAACGCATGAGCGGAGGCGGCACCGGTGTACTCGGTGAGGTAAGGCTCAGCGGTTGGGATACCGATGCCGCCTGGTACGCCTATCAAAAGTTTTTTGCGGACAACGGCGTCTCTGAGCCGACCGTCGCAGCCCATACGCGGCTCCCACGGACCTATCTGCAGCCGCATATCGGATATGACAAAGAGGATCAGTATGGAACATATGACCACGCGCCGATCTACTGGATGCCAGACTACGGTTGCCCGTTTTTTATCCAGATGTATCGGGCAGCCACATATAAGGCCAACTCGTTTGTCCGGTTAATGTGGGATCTCACACTGACCTTTACGATTGACGGCGTCACACAGGACACGCAGACCTTTTTCCCGGTGGGAGATCTCAGCGCCAGCATCGACCAACTCTATTCCAATTACTACGGCTTTACATGGCAGTACCCGCTGGATTTCAAGGCGACTAATAAGTATGAGCAAAACGGTGTGACTTACTACAGCTTTGTCGACAGTTACACAACAGACTCAGCAAACGCCGGTTTTCTGGAGCTGAACGCGCGGCAATTCAGGGTGGACAGGCGTGGGCTTCCGATGATTATACGGCTGAATAACGGCTCCCAGACGGCCATCTCGGCAGACAAGATCGAGTCGATATGGTGGGAGGACGCCGAGATCTCACCCATCGGCGAGGTGGACTGGCAAATAGCTGATGAAGCCTCGATGGATCCCAACGACACAATTTTCGGGACTACCTATGCCGGCAACGACGGGAAAAGCATCTATAAGATGCTCAGCAACAACTATATCCTGCAGATAAACTACGGGAACAGACAGCCGCCGCTCTCTGACTTCTTTGAGTATCTGCCGCAGTCGGAGTTTATTCCCTTCGAGGCCGTCATCCACGATATGCCCTGGATGCTGCCCGGGGACGCGATCCAGCTCGCAACCAAGGACACGGACGTCCCGACGCTGAATACGATCATCCTGACGCAGCGGATCAAAGGCGTGACCTCTCTGCGCCAGGAGATCGGGGCGCAGGGCGGCTCGGTATTCTTCGAGGACAACGCCTTCGTGGACGGTGTCGCCGCCATCTACGGCGATCAATAATAACAGGAGGGCAAAAAAATGAAAGAGGACACAGCCAAGATACTGCTGGCAGCCTTTATGGCCAGCGTCTGCAGCTATTTTAAGGAGATCTTCGCGCCGGTCATGATCCTGATCCTGGTGATGATGGTCGACTATGTCACCGGCGTCGCTGCGGCGTGGATGAACCACGAGCTCAGCTCGAAGACGGGGCTGATTGGCATCGTCAAAAAGCTCTCCTACCTCGCGCTGGTCGTCGTGGGCTGCTCCATCGACTACCTTATCAACCTGCTCGGAGCCCAGCTCACAGGCGCGGAGATCTCCATCAAGGCGATCGGTCTGGTCGTGACCTGCTGGCTGATCATCAACGAGCTCATCAGCATCCTGGAGAATGTCGCGCGGCAGGGAGGCCCGGTGCCCCCTTTTCTCGCCAACATCCTGCTGCACCTCAGAGAGACAGCGGAGAAGCAGGTCCCGGGTGTGTCCGATCAGGACACGATCACCGGAGAGGCCGGAAAGCATGAACGTCATTGACATAGCCTCCCACCAGGAGGGCATCGACCTCGCCGCCGTCTTCGCGCAGAACAACATCGACGGCGTCATGGTGAAGCTCACCCAGGGCACGACCTATCTCAACCCGCTGGCCGCGGGCTGGATCACCTGGCTCCGGGATAACGGCAAGCCCTGGGGCACCTATCACTACCTCGACTGCCGCGGAGCGAAGGCGGAGGCCGCATTTTACGCCGACCACCTGCAGCTGTACCCCGGCGGGATCCTCGCCCTCGATTACGAGGAGAACGCCATCAGCATGGGCACCGCCTGGCTCAAGGACGTGCTCGACGAGGTCACGAGGCTGACAGGCGTCAAGCCCCTGGTCTACTGTTCGCTGAGCGTGACCACGTCGCAGGACTTCTCCGCGATCGCGTCGGCCGGGTACCGGCTCTGGATGGCGCAGTACGCCGACATGCACGACGTCTACGGCTTCGTTGAGCACCCCTGGCAGTCTGGTAGCTGCGGCGCCTTCGGGAGCTACGTCATGCACCAGTACACCAGCTGCGGGCGGCTCAACGGGTACGGACGCAACCTCGACTTCGACAAGTTCTACGGGACCGAGGCGGACTGGTGGGCGCTGGCCGCCGGCGGGGAGCCCTCCCCTGCTCCGGAGCCTGTTCCCGAGCCTCAGCCGGAGCTGAAAGGCCCCACCCAGCTGGTGATCAGCGAGATCCTGCACGGATATTATGGCGTAGGCGGAGCCAGGGAGAAAAAGCTCCGGGCCGCCGGCTACGACCCTCAAAAGTGCCAGGCGAAAATCAACGAGCTCTACGGCATCGCGGCCAAGTGGAAGCAGTCCCTCGGCGGGAACTCCGAATACATCAGCAGCATCACCTACATCCTCAAAGAGATGCGGTAAGGGATAAAAAAGGGATAAATTCTGCACGATGTTCCCTGTGAGTGTTGATAACTCTGTGGAAATTGTGGACAATCTCTCACTTGGTAAGGATGAGGTCCCCGGTTCGAATCCGGGTAACAGCTCCAAGAAAACCCCGAGATTCTTCGGAATCTCGGGGTTTTTTGTTTTTCCGCATAAAACGCACGGGAGGGCTCAAAACGCTGAACGAGGGATAAATCGGGGATAAAATCGGACCGGAAGGGATAAAAAAGGGATAAAAAAACGGGTTCAGAAAATGGCCTCGACGTCGCCGATCAGATCCTCCGGACGGTGCCCCATGAGCGAGGTGTAGATCTCCAGCGTGATCTTCGCATCGGCGTGGCCGGCGAGGTACTGGACGCGCTTCAGGTCCATGCCGCCGAGGATGAGCCTCGTGACATAGGTATGGCGGAGGATGTGCGGCGAGACCGGAAAGTCGATGCTCACGGAGGCCGCGTGATTCCTCACACGTTCGCCCAGGCGCTTTTCCTCGGGGACGGATATCATCTCCCCCGTCCGCGGATCTTTCCTCCTGCGGCGCGCTGGGCCCGCTGAGCGCGCCTTGACACTGTCCCATGCGCTGCGGAGCGTGGCGTGGGACCAGGGCTCCCCCTGCATATTGTGGATCACCCACGGGCTCACAGAGGCGCTGTGCGCGGCTCTGAGCTCTTTTGCGAGGACCTCCGGTATCGGTATATCCCTCCACGCCGCGGAGCTCTTGAGGACGTCAGAGATCTCTGCCCTGTTGTTCTTCACCCAGCGGCAGGCGCGGCGGACGCGGATCGTCGGCGCCGGGCCGTCCAGATCCACACAGTCCCAGCGGAGCGCGCAGATCTCCTCCCGGCGGAGACCAGCGAACAGCCCCAGGTAAACAAACAGCTTTACCGGCAGATCTTCCACGGTGTCGAGGAGGATCTGCTGCTGCTTTTCGGTGAGGGCCTCCCTCCTGGCCGTCGGCGTGCCGCCGGCGGTCTTCAGGCGCCGGGCGGGGTCCCTGGCGATCTTGCCTGCCTCCTCGGCGTCGCCGAAGATCCTCCGGAGGACCTGCCTGGTCTTCTCCTGGGTGGCCTTCGACATCGAGGCGCGGCCGGCCATGACCGCTCGCAGGTCGTCCGCGGTGACGTCGGCGAGGCGCAGCTGCCCGATCTTCGGGAGGATGTTCTGATTGATCTCCCGGCGGACGGCGGCCTTCCGATCCTCGGACATGGACGCGCTGGCCGTGGCAAACCACTGGGCCGCGTACTGCCAAACGTAGGGCGACTCCGCCTCGTCGATCTCCCGCGCCCAGGCGGCCTTCTGGGCGTCGACCTTCGCGTCGCGCTCGGCCTTGCTGCGGCCGTAGATCGTGACCTGATGCCCGTCGGGTGACGTGATCCTTTTCCGATAGTATTCGTATTTGCCGTACCTGGTCTCCTTAGTGGCCATGGTTCACCCGCACTTCTCGCAGAGCTCGTAGCCGGCGGCGTCGGCCTCCTCCAGCGTCATCTCGGTGTAGTGCTTCATGCCGGAGCAGTCCTTGTTGATATGGATGATGCCGGAGCTGCTGACGTATACGGTCGTGTCGGCATACCAGCCGTGGATGCGCTTCGGCGTGGGCGTGGGGACCTCTGTGGGCGCGGGCGTCTCGGTGGGCTCGGCGGCCGCCACGGCGCGCACAGGCTCCTCTGAGGCGTCTTTCTTCGACGAGCTGCCCCCGATCCCGATCACAGCCAGAACGGCCAGCAGGCCCGCCCAGACCTTCCAGGAGACCTTCCCGGAGGTCTTTTTTCTTTTAGCCATGTTTCTCACCTCCCGGTGCGGCGTCGAAAGCTGAGGATGTTCCCACTTCCTTTAAGGGCAGCAGGAGCTCATTGATGGCGCGCTGCACCGACGGCGGCGCGGCGTGGTAGGCAGACACCAGAGCGGCGTCCTCGTCGGAAATCAGGAAGGTGCGCTGCGAGCTGAGGCCGAGAAGATAGTCAGCTGTGACGCCGAAAAACGAGCACAGCTTCGATATCGTATCGGTGCTCAGATCTATATCCCCGTTTTCCCACTTCCCGACAGACTGACGCGAGGTATGAACGGCCTCTGCCAGCTCGGCCTGCTTCATGCCTCGTTCTTTTCTTAATTCGACGATCCTGTTCATATGCAACACCATGAAAAATTATACAAACAAAGCCCCGGTATTTCATCAAATGCTCCAAAATTTAGAATTATCGTAAACCGACAGTTGACGTGCTCTGTTTTTGAGCGTATCTTAAAGGCACGCTCACTTTTTGAGCGTGGAAGGAGGGATCAAATGACCGCACTGAGGGAGCTGAGAACAGCCCGAGGGCTGAGCCTCAGCGCACTGGGCAGCGAGCTGGGCGTCACCAAGCAGGCCGTCTACAAATGGGAAAGCGGGGCCGCATGGCCGGACGCGCCGATGCTGCCGAAGCTGGCGCAGGTGCTCGGGTGCTCGATCGACGATCTTTTCCGCGAGGAAACTGCCGTACAACAGGATTTTAACATGGAGGGGACAGCATGAACATGAGCAACAATTACACGACGATCTATCAGATCTGCCGCCAGACGGCGGGCATGACGCAGGAACGCGCAGCGGAGCTGCTGGGAGTGGCCACCAGGACGCTGGCCGCGTGGGAGTCGGGCGAGAGACCCGTGCCGGATCTGCGCGTGGCGGACATGGTGGACCTGTACGGGACGCCGTTCCTGGCGCTGCAGCACCTGCGCCTCTATTCCCCGCTGGGACAGAAGGTCCTGCCGCCCGTGGACCGCGTGCCGCTGCCGCAGGCCGTCTGCCAGCTGTTCAAGGCCACTGCCGACATCGAGCAGGCCCGCGTCAAGGACCAGCTCATCCAGATCGCCGCCGACGGCCGCGTGGATGAGCTCGAGGAGCCGGAGTTCGAGGCCCTGCTGGTCCAGCTGGAGCCGCTGATCAGCGCCGTGCTGGCGCTCAAATACGCCGAGGAGGTCTGACATGGTGAAGGAGCTGTGGACGCGCGCGCAGGTCGCCGAGGCCATGGCTGTGAGCGAGGACACCGTCCGCCGGCTCACGGACTCCGGGCAGCTGCCCGCGATCCGGGTGAGCCCCAGGGCGTGGCGCTACGATCCGCTGGACGTGTACGCCTACCTCGACAGCCGGAAGACCAAGGCCGCCGCGCTGCAGCGCAGGACCCGCGGACGGGCCCCGAAAGAGGTCCGGGGCGGGGTGAATAATTCCGGGTACTACCCCGGCATGAAGGTGGTGTAAAAGACATGTCTAAAAGCGTCGAATTCGACGCGTCGAAATGTGTCGAAAACGGTGTCGAAATCGGAATCGGGAACCCATCCGACGTATATCTTGGCCTATTCTGGCGAAGTGCTACGAAGGACATCATCGGGCTCGCCGAGTTCCGTGACCTGGCTGAGACGTGGCTGAGGATCCGCATCATGGAGGAAAGCGTCAGCGTCCCAGATGAGGATCCCGGAGACGACCTTCCGGAGCTCGACTACAAGGCCATGTACAACAAGCTCGTCGACAGCCTGCTCGAGGAGGACGTCCATCCAGCGACGCCGGACTTCTGGGTCAACATCCCGGAGGAGGTCCAGATCGACCAGCACACCTTCGTGTCCAAGTCGGACGCGGAGGCCGAGATCGCGGCCATGAAGGCCGAGCAGGCTCCGAAGAAGCAGAAAAACGCCGCCAAGAGCGAGGCCGGGAAGAACAGCTTCGCCAGGCGGAAGCGGGCAGCCCTGGAGGCGGCCAAGAGCGCGAGGGCATCCGGATGCACCCTGCAGGGGATCGCCGACCAGAGCGGCCTGTCGCTGAGCTGCGTGATGGACCTGCTCAACGGCGTGGCCAAGCCCGTCACCGACTGGGCAAAGCTCGAGAAGGGGCTCAAGAAGCTGGGGCACCCGCCGATATACCCCAAGGAGGAGGTCCATAAAAATGAGCAAGAAGGATAAGACGGCGGCCCGCAACGATCGGGCCGCCGAGCTTCCCCAGCTGGAGAACTGCCTGACGGCCCTGAGAGAGGACCGGGTGGCCATCCTGCCGGAGTGGCTGCAGGAGGGCCGGACCGTGTGGTTCTGGCGGGAAAGCTATTGCTTCGACAAGGATCTGTGCGTCGACTCCGTGACGCCGGCCTGCCCGTTCAACGGCCTGGGGCCGCGGGACCGGGAGAGGATCCACAGCTGCGCCAGGCGGCACCCTGTGCTGGACTCCACCGAGGTGTGGGCCGTTACGGCGATCTTCGAGCGCGGAGGAGTCAGCTGGTGCATCAACGACGCGTACACGGTGCGGGACTGCATGCTGCGCGCCGCCTTCTTCCCTTCCCGGATCGAGGCGCTGGAGCACAGGCCGGAGGAGGTCGTGTATGGCTGATCGGAAATTTCCCGGATATCAGGCCGTGCTCCCTCCGATGGTCCGCTACGACGAGAAGCTGAGCGACAAGGCGAAGCTGATCTTCTGCGAGATCATGGCCATGACCGACACGAGGGGCTACTGCTGGGCCACGAACCGCTATCTGGCGGAGCTGATGCGGGTCCACAAGAACAGCGTGCCGCGCCTCGTGAAGGAGCTGGCCGACCGCGGATACGTCCGCACCGAGATCATCGAGGGCGGCTCCGGAGCCAACAAGGAGCGCCGGATCTTCGTGAACGATCTCGCGCTTTCGACGCGGCACCCTATTAACGCTACGGTTAATACCCCCATTAACGCTGCGGTTAATACCCCTATTAACGCCAGCGTTAACCAGAACGTAGAGAGTATAGAACAACCCCCCTATAGTCCCCCCAAGGGGGGCCGCGCCCGCGATCACAAGAAGGCGCCGGACTATCGGCCCGAGGCCTTCGAGAAGCTGTGGAGCTGGTACCCCGGGGATCCGGACCGGCACGCCAAGCGCGGGAACCGGCAGAGGGCGATCCGTGCCTGGGACAAGCTGGCGCCGTCGCCGGAGCTGATCGACACCATGGCCGAGGCGCTGGCCAGGCAGGCCAGGAGCGACGAGTGGCGCGAGGGCATCGGGATCCCACACCTGAGCACCTACCTCAACGGAGCCGGCTGGGAGGGGTGGGAAAGCGAGGCGTCGTAGATGGCAAAACCATATACCCCGATATATTCCCACGACGACATGATGACGTACTACCGGCAGGGCCTGAGCGATCCGGAGATCGCCAAGCGGGTCGGATGCACCGCGTCGAACGTGTTCAAATGGCGGAAGACCAACGGACTGGCGCCCAACGTCCCCAGCCACGGAGGCTACGGGCGCCCGCCGAGGCCGAAGCCGGAACCTCCGCCCAAGACGGAGAAGGAGCAGCGGGTCGCCGTCCGGAAGCGCGAGATGTACCGCGAGTGCCGGCAGTGTGTCTACCTTCGGCTTCTCTCCAACGGCATGGCGGACGTGTTCTGCGGCTACGGGCTGATCACGGGGACGCCGCGGATCTCCCTGCCGAAGCGCGAGGACGGGCGGTGCCCGGGATTCGAGGAAGGCACGCCGGAATGGATGAAGGAGGCGGGCCATGACTGAGTCGGAGATCTACGAGAGCGCGCAGATGAGCGTGATCGGGGCCCTACTGATCGACCCGGAGCGCTGCGTCGGCGACGTGATGCAGAGAGTCTCTCCCGGAGACTTCGAGGGAGAGTACCGGACGATCTTCGAGGCTGTCCGCGGTGTGTGGACAGACGGGAGACGCGTCGACACCGTGGTGGTGCTCGAGAAGCTGGGCGACGGGTACCGCGACATGCTCCGCCGGTGCATGAACGAGACGCCAACCGTGGCCAACGTCCTCATCCACTGCGAGGTGGTGCGATCCCAGGCGGCGCTCCGTGCGCTGCGCGGGATCGGGCTGAGGCTGACCGGGGCGACCGACGCCGACGAGGCGCGGGAGATCCTCGCCGAGGCCCAGACCCTCATGGCGGAACGGCAGGGCCTGAAGGGGCGCACCGTCGCCTCCCTGCTGGTGGACTTCATGGACTGGCTGACCTCTCCGGAGCCGCCGCAGTATCTGCCCTGGGGGATCCGGCAGCTGGACGAGAACGTGACCGCGGAGCGCGGGGACTTTGTGGTCCTCGGTGCGGACTCCTCGGTGGGCAAGACGGCGCTGGCCGTGCAGCTGGCCTGGGCGCAGGCCGCCAAGGGCAGGCGCGTCGGGTTCTTCTCACTGGAGACCAGCGGACTCAAGCTCACCAGGCGGCTCGTCGCCCAGAGGGCGCGGGTGCCCATGAGCGCGATCAAACAGCGCAGCGTGACTGAGGACCAGGTCCGAGACATCATCCAGCTGGGCTCCTCGTCAAACAACGTGCCGCTGATCATCTACGACGCCGCCGGCGTGTCGGTCGACGAGCTGAGGGCCGCCGTTGTGGCTGACCGGCTGGAGGTGATCTACGTCGACTATGTGCAGCTGCTGCAGGCTCCCGGACGGGAGCGCTGGGAGATCGTGACCGCGATCAGCATGGCGCTGCATACCATGGCCCAGCAGCTGGGCGTCGCCGTGATCGGGCTGAGTCAGATTACGCCGGCGGACAAGAAGGCCAAGGCCAAGCCGAGCAAGGACGACCTGCGGGAGTCCCGGCAGCTGAAGCAGGACGCCGACCTGATCATGATGCTGAGCCTGTCGGATCCGGAGGACAACGCCTCGCTGCGGTGGCTGCGGGTCGAGAAGAACAAGGACGGGCCGCTGAGCGCGGTGTGCCTGCGCTTCGACGCGGAGCACATGGACTTTACCGCCACCGATTCGCGGGACTATCTCAACCGCATGAAAAAGAGCGCGTCAAAGTTCACCGATCTGCCGGACGATGACCAGGAGGAGCTGCCGCTATGATGCCGAAGGTCGGAGACAAGGTGAAAAGGCGGATCAGCTACGGCATGAACGGCGGCACCATCCTCCCGCCGGAGATCGGCGAGGTGGTGTACGTCCACCCGGAGGGGCGGTTCTATACCGTAAAGTTTACTTTCTCCAGCAGGTGGGGTACGCGGAGCTTCAGAGAAAGCTATATCTCAGAGGACAGACAGGGAACGAGCGACATTCCCTTCACACGAGGGCCTTCCCTGCCGGACGGCCCGGACGATTAAGGAGGCAAAACAATGGCAAAAGAAAAGCTCGAGGACGTTCTGGCGAGGGACAGCGCCAGCGTCGCGGAAATGCTCAGCGGAAAGAAGCCGGAGGGCGAGATCCTTCGGGATCTGCCGCTTGATAAGATCTGGCAGAACAGGCTGAACTTTTACGGACTCAGGGACGTGGAGTCCCTGGCCGACAGCATCAGGCTCAACGGCCTCATGGATCCGCTGGTGGTCTACGAGGTGGAGCCGGGCGGACCGTGGTGCTTGATCAGCGGGCACCGGCGCTGGGCCGCGCTGCACACCCTCAACGCGGAGACGGCGCTCTGCCGCGTCGTACCGAAGCCCCAGAGCAAGGCGGCCGAGACGCTCATGCTCATCCAGGCGAACAGCACCGGGCGCGTGCTGACGCCCATGGAGGTCGCTATGCAGGCCGAGAAGATGACCGACGCGCTGATCCAGCTGAAGAAGGAGGGCGCGGAGATCACCGGACGGCTGCGGGACATCGTGGCCGATGCCATGGGCACGAGCCCCACCGCGCTGGCCAGGAAGAAGGTCATCAACGACAAGCTGGCCGTGCCAGGCTTCCGGCAGGCGTGGGACTCAGGGAAGATGCCCGAGACCGTCGCCTACGAGCTGGCGCAGCTGCCGCGTGACGATCAGTACAGGGCGCTGGACCTGATCATAGACACCGGCAAGAGCTACGATTCGGTGGACATCAAGACCGTGCAGAAGGTCAAGCGCCAGATCGAGAACGGCGAGAGCTCCAAGCAGGACCTGTACGTCGAGGCGGAGAAGCGCGGGATCCCGATCAAGGACGAGGACTTCTCTCCTCTGCTGGCCGAGATGGTGGCGGAGATCTTCCCCATAAAGCGGAAGGACAGCGCACGGGCATGGCGCACCAAGGCGGAGGGACTTGAGTTCCTTCACCGGTTCGGCTTCCGGCATCAGTCTCACTTCGGCTCCGGCGTGTGCTACGATTCGGATCCGCAGGCGCTGACCATCAAGAAGCCGATCACCAAGCGGATCAAGTGGGCGGACGTGTGGGAGCTGATCGCGCTCAACGCCATGCGGGAGGCGCCGAAGCCGCTGACGGTGGAGGAGGCCGAGGAGATCGTCATCAGCGGCAAGCCCTTCGAGTGGACCGAGCCGCGGGAGTATGAGCCGCCGATCGTGGACGCGGAGCTGACCATGAGCGAGGTGGTGTCCGAAACGGACACGGCGCCGGAATGGCGGCCTGTCGCTGATGAACCCGAGGAGGGGCAGACCGTCTGCGTCATAGAGGTGCACCGCAACAACTACTGGTCGGACGTCATGGTGTTCCATGGCGGAAAGTATTATCTGACCGACGACATGACCGAGAGCGGCGAGCAGCACGTATCACGTACTGCCTGGTGGTTCCCGGTCCCGGATGTGACGGAGGAAATGGTGAGATGAAAATCGAACGCTGTCCGCACTGCGGCGGACCGGGACAGATGAAGGAGATCCAGAAGCCCTACCGGCACGGCTGGGTGGGCTGCCCGGAGTGCGGGATCTACAAGAACTGGACATACAGCCCGGAGACCGCTATCGAGCTGTGGAACAGGAGGGCGGCGTGAAAACGCTGATCGTGTTCCTGATCGGGATGACCGCGGGCATCGGAGTCA